CCGGTGCCAACCCAGGCGCACTTATTGACAACATCACGTTGTCTCATGCTGATGGTGATTTGGTTACACTGGAAGATGAAGCCGTTATCTATACTGGGCTCGAGATCAATCACGCTGATGGTGAGACCAAGGATCCAGCAGACACAGGCGATATCGAAGATGATGTCGAGAACAGCAGTACTGTTCAGGAAGTCTACGATTCAATGACTCCTGAGCAGCAAGCTGTCGTTCATTACATGGTCGGTGCGGCACTTGAAGGTGAAAGTGGCGATTCTGAAGGTAGTGTAGCGCAATCTTCCGATGATAAGTCGGGTGATTCTGAGAAGGAACTAGTCCACGACGATAAAGATAAGGATGGACGACGCATGACCCGCAACGTCTTTGAGCAGAGCGGTGAAACGAAGAAGGAGGAGAAGCACACTCTCACTCATGACGCGATGCGGGGTATCATCTCTGATGCTCAGCGTTCAGGATCGCTGAAAGAGGCCGTAGAGGCATACGCGCTCAAGCACGGCATCGAGAACATCGATGTCCTCTTTCCTGAAGCTCGCACAGTCACAGACTCCCCGGAGTTTGATAGTCGGCGAGTCGAGTGGGTGTCTGGTGTCATTAACGGTACCAGGAAGTCGCCATTTACTCGTATCAAGTCCCTGGTGGCAGACATAACGTTCGAGGAGGCTCGAGCGAAGGGTTACATCAAGGGTAACCTGAAGAAGGAAGAGTTCATCACCGCCTCCAAGCGAATCACGACACCCACCACTGTTTACAAGAAGCAGAGGCTGGATCGTGATGACATCATCGACATCACGGATTTCGATGTCGTGGTCTGGCTCAAGCAAGAGATGCGTCTCCTGCTGGATGAGGAACTTGCCCGCGCAGTTCTTGTCGGTGACGGTCGTGACATCGCCGATGAGGATCATATTCTGGATCCGGCTGGTTCTCCTCAGGGTGCAGGTATTCGTTCGATCCTGAATGACGATGATCTCTATGCAGCAACGGTCAACGTCAACATTGATGACGCCAATTCAACCCCGTCTGAGATCGTCGATTCCATCGTCGGTTCGATGAGGTTGTACAAGGGGTCTGGAACTCCGACCCTATACACGACGTTGCCGTATATCACAGACTTCCTGCTGCAAAGGGATACTCTGGGGCGTCGTCTGTACAGTTCCATCGCCGAGGTTGCTTCCGAGATGGGTGTCTCGTCCATCGTGGCAGTCGAAGTCATGGAAGATTATCCGGATGTCGTCGGTATCATCGTGAATCTGACCGATTACACGCTCGGTACGGACAAGGGCGGAGAAGTCAACTTCTTCGACTTCTTCGACATCGACTACAACCAGTACAAGTACCTGCTCGAGAGTCGTTGCTCAGGTGCTCTTACCAAGATCCGCTCGGCTCTGGTGGTCAAGAAGGTTGCCGGTGCTGACGTTCTCGTGGCTCCGCAAGAGCCTGATTTCGATGGTGCCAACATCACGGTGAAGACCACGACAGGCGTTACGTACAAGCGTGCTGACACGGACGCAGTAATGGTTACAGGAACGCCAATTGCACTCGCTACAGGCCAGTCGCTGAAGGTGTATGCGCTTCCGACGGCGGGTCATTACTTCGCTAACAACGTCGACGACGAGTGGACCTTTACGAACGAGGGCTGATAAAAGGGTTGGTTCTCAATGGCAAGGTTCTTTGGTCGTGTCGGGTATGGCGAGACTGTAGAATCAGCTCCTGGTGTGTGGGTTGATGAGATAGTTGAGTATTCATATTACGGAGATGTTATCCGTGATTCGAGAGAACTCCGTCAAGGAGAAAATCTCAATATGGATCTCAGCGTACAGAACTCGATCAGTATCGTGGCTGATGAATATGCCAACGAACATTTCTTTGCCATTCGTTATGTGGAATGGGCGGGGTCTCTGTGGACGATTTCATCCGTTGAAGTGCAGAGGCCTCGTCTGCTGCTAAGACTAGGGGAGGTTTACAATGGCCCCACGCCTGCAGCTCCATGAGCTCCTCGAATCGTTTGTTGACAAGGTATATTTTCAGCCTCCAGTAAACATACAGCTGGAATATCCATGTATTATCTATAAGCGTGATTATGCTGATACGAAATTTGCTGATAATGTGCCATATGATCACGTTATAAGGTATATGGTCACGGTAATAGATCGGGATCCTGATAGTGATATTCCAGGCAAGATAGCTGGACTTCCGATGAGTCTATTTACTCGATTTTTTACAGTCGATAACCTGAATCACGATGTTTACAGAGTATTCTTCTAAGGGAAAGGAAGCAAATGACAGCCCTTGAATGGGATAAAGTGGGTGAACGGCTGTATGAGACGGGCGTAGACCACGGAGTCCTTTACATTCCCGATGATACGGGCGAGTACAAGGATGGGGTCGCTTGGAATGGTCTTACGACTGTTACTGAGTCACCTTCAGGAGCTGCATCCAACCCGCAGTATGCAGACAACATCAAGTACCTGAACTTGATCTCTGCGGAGGAGTTCGGAGCAACGGTTGAGGCGTTTACGTATCCTGACGAGTTCGCTCAGTGCGATGGTACGGCAATGCCCGAAGCCGGAGTCGCAATTGGGCAGCAGAGCCGAAAGATCTTTGGTCTCTGCTATCGCACACGAGTTGGTAATGATCTGGACGGCACGGATCATGGTTACAAGTTGCATCTGATCTATGGGGCTCAGGCGGCTCCGTCTCAGAAGGCTTATGCAACAATCAACGATTCACCCGCGGCAACTGCATTCAGCTGGGACGTCACGACTACTCCTGTGCAGGTGACAGGGTACAAGCCGACGGCCATGTTGTCGATCGACTCGAGCAAGGTTGACGCCGCTGCACTAGCTGATCTCGAAGAGGCATTGTTCGGGTCGGGATCAGTTGATGCCTATCTACCTCTTCCGGACGAAGTCCTTGGCTTCTTCGCCGGATCGGTTACCAAGGTTCGTTTGACTGGGCCAAACGCTCCTACATACGATGCAGCTACACATGTGGTGACGCTTCCTGCGGTTGCTGGTGTGGATTGGAAGATCGATGGAGTTGACACACCTCCTGGCGCTCAGCCTGCAATGTCAGCTGGTGAGTCTTCCAACGTGACAGCTCATCCTCAGACAGGTTACTTGGTCGAAGGCGACGACGACTGGACGTTCGACTACTGAGTTGGGAAGGGGCTGCTGAAAGGAGACCGGAGAATGTTACACATTACGGTTATGGGAACCGAAATGTTCGACGAGACTCGTCAAGAATTTATCACTCATGGCGATTACGATCTTGTCCTAGAGCATTCTCTGGTCTCACTTTCAAAATGGGAGTCAAAATACGAAAAGCCGTTTCTCGGTGATAATGAGAAGACGGTAGAAGAAGTCATAGGTTATGTGAAAGCCATGACATTGACTCCTGAAGTTCCAGAGGAAATTTTCTCAAAACTCTCTGAAGATAACATCAAGACGATCAACAATTACATCGATGCGAAGATGACTGCAACCTGGTTCAGTGAACAACCAGGAGCTCCGAGAAGTAGAGAGGTCATTACTGCTGAAGTTATCTACTATTGGATGATTGCTTTCGAGATCCCATTCGAATGTGAGACATGGCACCTCAATCGTCTGTTCACTTTGATTCGAGTATGCAACATCAAGCAAGCGAAACCAGAAAAGATGAGTCGAGCTGAAATTGCAGCTCGGAATCGAGCACTCAATGAGCAACGTAAAGCTCAGTTCGGTACTAGGGGTTAGAAAGGAGGTGGCATGACAGCTCTTGTTTGGGACAAATCAGGTGAACGAACGTATCAGACTGGTGTCGATCGTGGGGTTCTTTATCCACAAACTGGACCAGGAGTGGCTTGGAACGGTCTTACTTCTGTGGAGAATACTTCTACGGTAGAAGTCAAATCGTTTTACCTCGATGGGGTAAAGTATTTGGACAATATTCTCCCGGGGGATTTTTCCGGTAAACTTAAAGCATTTACCTATCCAGAAGAGTTTGATCAAATCAATGGAGTCATGTCTCCTTCTGAGGGGTTGCTCTTCTACGATCAGCCATCAAAGAGTTTCAATCTCTCGTACAGAACGAGAGTGGGTAATGATCTAGAAGGAACGGATCATGGGTACAAGATTCATCTTCTCTACAATCTTGTCGCTGATCCAGATACTGCTGTGTTCTCTACTCTTACGAACACAAATCTTCAGCCGATTGAATTCTCTTGGACATTGAGTGGAACTCCGCCAAAAACT